ATTCAACTGTTTTATCATTATCGTTTAGTGGCATAGTTTCTCCTATGGTTGTTAAAATTCGTGGTATATATCTTTAGGGTTATCCACGGTCGCTAAAACTTCATCATCATTGAGAAGTCTTATCTCGCCCCCATCTATTTTAATCCGGGAACCGGCATATCTTGCAAAGATAATCCAATCACCTTTCTTACACCATGGACCTTCTGGATATCTGTCTTTATCATAACAGTGTGGCCCCATGTCTATAACTAAACCACAAGTCGATGCTACTTGTGATCTTTCTATTGTTTCATCAGCTAGTATAAGTCCGCCTTTAGTTTTTTCTTTTTGTTTAAAAGGTAAAACTAAAATTCTCCAACCCGTAGGTTTAGGAGTCTTCCCTATTTCTTCTGATTTTTTTTCTGTAGGTACTACACCTACTAATTTTTTATTTGGTAGTTCAATCTTTGATTTTTGAACCGATGTTGATAACTGTTCCGTCATTTTCTTTTTGCTCCTTTTTGTTTAGCAGGCTGGATATTTCCTGACTTAAATATTGATACGTTCGTATCTGTCCTAACATATAGTTGTATTTTTCCATATTGTCAACACCCCCAGATGCCATGGCTGATACCATATCATCATGTCTCATTTTTATTATTTTTCTTATCTTATCTATAAAGTGGTCTTCTTCCATTACATTTCCTTCCTTTCTATTTGAAAACTTTTTAAAGCCTCTAGTTTGTCTTCTGCTTCTGCAATTTTTCCAAATTGTTTATCTAGTTCATCTAGATGCTGAGGGTGTTCACCGATCCCAACCGGATTTTCTAAATACACTTTAATAATTGCATGTGCGGCTGAAACGTCCGCTTCATATCTAGCTTCTAAGGCATCTAATAAAGCTTGTCTCACTAGCAATTCCATTTTTTAAGTGATTTAGATAATCTATCTTCACCGGTATTGTTACTAGCTTTTTGTCTCTTTCTCATACCAGTCATTCTAGCACAAAACGAAGTTCTACGTTTAGCGGCTTTAGAACCTTTTTTTAATTTTGAGGGTTTAGTGGTTACTGCTGTTTTTAATTTGGAACCAGGGTTCGCTGCTCTGTAAGATGCAACACCTTTTTTATTAAGTCCACCTGATTTAGACTTACCTTCTTTTCGTGTCCATGCGGCACTAGCCATTAACTTTTCCTAATTACTTTTTTTAGGACTTTGGCTTGACTTGCGTGTAACTTAGAAGCTTTTTTTAAACCTTTAATTACTTTTTTTACTTTCTTTATTTTTTTAAACATTATTTTTTCTTTTTAGGTTTCTTAGCTGTCTTAGCTGATCTAACAAAATTTGCTTTTGTTGGTGCGCCTTTAGCTCCAGGTTTTCTCATAGTCTCACCTGAACCGGCTTTGATTCTTTTACGTTTAGCTTGAATGTTTGCGTATAGTCCACGTTTTGCCATGTTATTTCTCCTCTAGTACTTTTTTGCAATCTAAACAATACTCCACTACTTTTTTAGTATGAGTATTTAAATGTTCGCACATAGATTGAGTTGTGCAAGCACATCTTCTTCCAAAGATTTTTTCAATAAGTTTTTTAAGCATTTTTCTTTTTAGTTTTAGGTATAACACCTTTAGCCATTAAGATATCTTTTTTAGTAATTTTGCCATCACCTGAATGATCTGGGAATTTACTTTTCTTCTTCTTCATTTTCTTTTTAACGGATCCGCCTTTTGCATACATAGCTCCGCCTTCCATACCCATATCAGATGGATAGTAACCAGAAGCCATATCTTGTCTTGCCATAGCTGGATTCATAGAACCACCCATGTTTTTTTTAGCTCTTCCGCCATTCATTAATTTTTGTCTGTTTGGATTTGTCTGTGTATTATAATTTCTATTTGACATTATCTTTTCCCCTTCATTGCTTTGCCGAATCCTCTTAATGCTTTTCCACAACCTTTAACTCTTCCACCAGATTTATATTGGTTTGTTCTTCCAAAGTCTTGCATATCTGCTTTATAGTTATCTGCCGATGTGCCTTTTGGAAATAGTGTGGCAGCCATAGGTTTATTAGGTTCTTTAATTCCCGCAGAACTGACCTGTCTGTTTTTAGCTCTAATAGAATTGTCTTGTAATTTAAGAGCTTTTGATCCTTCAGGAATACCTAAGTCAAGTGATCTAAATGGTCTTATTCTTGTTTTTTTAGGCTCATACTTAGGAGAAGATTCTCCAAAATCTCTTCCTGTACCTGTGTCTTTTTTAACTGTAGATTTTTTAGGTGTGTTGGCTACGTCAGCCATAGTAAATCCTCTATCAGCTTTTGCACTTTTACCATCTTCAGTTGATGCTAAGTCTGCTTTTCTTTTTGAAGCCATCGCAGCTGCACCAAGACCTAAGCCTATTGCAGCAAGAATTTTTTTATTTCGTTTTCTAGATTTTTTGCTCATAATAATTTTTCTCCAAGTTACTTATTCTTTATCAGATGTGTAGCCTTAAGTCCATAGACAGATGCAATGACACCTACAAAAATTGTTTGATACCATAACGGTAAATTTCCAAAGTGGACGAAGAATAACTCCATTTTTTCCATATGTACAGGATTATCTGACCATACTGACCATCCCAACATTACGATAGGGACCGAAAGTAAAAGCAAAATAAATTCGTCTTTCCAATCTGATTGTCTAGATTCTAAGAGTTTACCTTGGTAAGCTTCCTTACCTTCAGCCATTCTAGATGCGTGCATTAACTGAGCATCAGACATAGCCATCTTAGTTCTCTGTTTGTTAGCGTATATTTTACTACCTGCAGAAACGGCTAATTTAATTGCCGATAACCACATGAGTTAGTACCACTTAACGGAAGATTTTTTAGATGCTAGCATTCTCTTTTGTCCACCAACTTTATTAATAGTCGGTTGTCCTAAAGGTGCTTTAATTTCTACTCCGCCAGTTGCAAATCCATCTGAGTTAGATTCAAGTGTATTAGAACCATCTGCTCTAGGTGTATCTGATACAACGGGTCCAACATAATTTGGATTATTTTTTGTAAAAAATGTTTTTGGTTTCATATTTTTCTCCTAAGTGATTATTGTATACTATCTTCGAGGACCTTTCAAGATCCTAACGTCCATTTGTTTCATAAGGTCATTTTCTCTTTTAGAGTCAATACCCATCTGTGTTTTAGTCAATGAAGTGTCTGCTCTTAGTTCTGCTAGCTCTTCATTTTGCTCTAATTTCTCGTCAAACTGTTGTTGACCCATCATTTGTTTAGATCTATCCATATTTATTCTATCTTCTGACTCTTTTCTCTCTGCTTCGTCATTCATAGCTTTTAAATCTAGCTCTCTGGCTTTTAATTTAGCAATTGGGTCTCCACCGTACTCTCCAGTAATTTTTGCTTCTTCGTTTTTAAACTCTTCAGTAGATTCTGCAATTAATTTAGCTTTTCTAGACTCTAAACTCATTGATAGAGACATCATCTGTTGTTGCATTTGTTGATTTTGTGCCATTTGCGGATTTTGTTGCATCATTTGTTGCATTTGCATTAATTGTGCAATCTCTTCTCTAAATTCTACTTCTAATTGCTCTTGTGCCATTAGTGAAATGTGTTCAAAGATGTTTTTTTCTAAAGTTGCCATAACAACCGGTGAATTTCTTGCAACATTACTAGACATAAAGTTTAAATGGGTTGTAATATGCGCTTGGTGGTCCTGACCTTTGAAAGCTTGGAAAGGTTTATTAGACATTGCTAAAATATTTTCAGTAGCAGGGTCCATTGGACTTGGCTCAACAGGTGGTGGTAAGATTGCATCAATATTTTTTACACCAATTGCTTCATACATGTGTCTGTATGCTTCATATAAATTATGCATTTGAGGATTAGATTGAGCTAATTGTAATTCTGTTTGTGCCATTGATATTCTTTGCGATTGAGAAAAAATATTAGGATCAGCTACAGGAATAATATCTACCTTGTCATCAAAATCTGAAACTTTAATATTTTTTTGTCCACCAACAACATCGTATGGATATTCTTGTGGTAAATAAGTTTTAAAAACTCCAGCTAATAAATTAAATTCACTCTTCATAGCCACATACAATCTTTTATGTATGGCTGACATGACCCTAGAGCCTCGCTCTAATAGGGCTATAGTCGTCCCAACAGCAGCCTGCTGGTTGCCGTCCCCGACTTGCATGTCAGCGATGGCGGCAAATCTTTGCCCTGCCGAAACCACCGTACCCATCAACTGCAATAAAGTCTGTGATGGTTCTTTAAATGGTAAAGGCATAAATGCATCTTTAATGTTTCCACCAGGTGCATCGACATCTCTGAATTCGCCGGGCTGTATTGATTGAGCCTCATCTCTAACACGTATTCCACGTTGTTTAAATCCTGAAGGGAGGTTACTTAAAGTACCTGCGTCCAATAATTGTCTTAATGCAGTGGTTGCTGTTCTAGACAAACCACCAATCATATGAATTAAACCAAAACCATAAAAACCCATTCCAGGTAAAAATTTAAAGTGCACAAAATAATCTTGTCTCTTTTTAGTAGGATCTCCTACTGCATAGTTTCTTCTAATTGATAATATTTCTCTACTTCCAAGTTCTATTGTTACAATGTATGGAAGTTTAATTCCTGTGTCTTCTCCAGTAGAATCTTTGTCTTCAAAACCTTCTAGATCTAAATCAGTGTGTATTTCTAAAATAGTAAAGATATCTTCGTCTCTAGTTCTTTTAACACCTTCTAGTTCTCTTTCTTTTTTCTCTACTTCTGTTTCTTCATTGTAGCCAGGTGAAAGTTCTA